GTACAAGATCACTGGTAAGCTCCCAGTCGTCGGTAAGTACATTGCCGATGCATCAGGGCGCCCTACTCAGTTTGGCGTGGCAGTACACGCTCTAGTATACGCGCTAACAGCCCACCTTGTGTGGAGCCTTGTGTATCGCAACAAGTAGATGGACATGGAAAAACAAAAGTGTCCTGTTTGTACCCACAACTCCCTGTCATTGTGATACTGGGCGTTAGATAATCATCAGGAAACTTGTATTTTCGACACTGAGCTGGACACTGGGCCGGTTTACTAAATGGATTAAACGATATACGATCCCATACAGGCTGAGGGGTAGGTGGTACTGTACGATTTGAGTATATCAATAATGCTACTACTATAAGTATTATTGAAGTCTCAAACAACATTAATAATTAAAATATATTTTAATGATAACTATGAGTTCTCTAATTCAAGCCGCACTTTTTGTGGTAGTTTCGAGCCCAGAGGTTTACAAACTTACGCGTTCTATTGGTGGGGGGTGGATAGCAACACATGAGGGGTGCCCAAAGTTTGCAGGTCTCGTCCTACATGCGATTGTGTTCGTCCTTCTATTGAAACTTATATATAAGACACTCGGCGGCGGTAGCAATCGTAAATCAAACTATCAAGCTAAAATGGAAGGATATCATCTCCCAGGTGTTTCATCTGATGACAGTCACATGATGCCTACTTAAAAATCTTCGTTAAAACGAATAGTATCACCCTCGGCAATTATATGCTTTGAGTAATCACCTACCCGCTTCTCAAAGAAGTTGGTCTTCCCTTCCAGGGAGATGTTTTCCATCCAGTCGAAAGGGTTCTTTGCGTAGTAAATTGGTTTCTCGCCAAATTGCGTCATTAGGCGATCAGCTACATACTGAATGTACTGCGTCATTTCCTGAGCATCCATACCTATAAGCTTACACGGAAGCGCTTTTGTTATGAAATGCGTCTCGATTTCTACAGCACTTTGGACAATCTTGTGAATATCTTTGCTTGCGCACTTCTCCTGAAGATGCGAGTGGAGAGTCACGGCGAATTCCTGGTGGAGCCCTTCATCCCTGCTAATCAGCTCATTGCTGAACGAGAGACCTGGCATGAGACCACGCTTCTTGAGCCAAAATATGGCACAGAATGACCCGCTAAAAAAGATTCCCTCAACACATGCAAAAGCAACAAGACGTTGCGCAAACGGTGCGTCATTTCCTATCCACTGGAGAGCCCAATCTGCCTTCTCCTTAATGGCTGGTACATTCTGTATACTGGTCAGAAGCATGCTCGCTTCTTCGGGATCACGAACAAGCTTATCTATCATAAGTGAATAGGTCTCTGAATGTATAGATTCGTTAAATGCCTGATATGCGTAAAAAGATCGCGCTTCTGGGATCTGCACTTCGGAACCGAAGTTGAGGTCTATATTCTCCATTACAATACCATCGGACGCCGCAAAGAATGCGAGCACCATTTTTATGAAATTTCTTTCAGGGAGCTTGAGATTTTCCCAATCTTTGAGGTCTGCTGCGAGGTCTATTTCCTCGACTGTCCAAAATGACCCTACTGCTTTCTTATAGAGTGCCCACAAGTCAGGGTACCGTATAGGAAAGGTCGTGAAACGATTAAGACTAGGCTCGATCAATGGATCCATTACTAATGGAGCTAGTTATTTTTTTAAGAGGGGCATGCGAAATTTGTATTATATGATAACAAGAATAGGAACACGTACATGAAAAATGCTCCTGCTACAAACCAAAACACAATTTCCATAATCATGGTTCAGAATATTCTACGGGCCTGGCCATGCGAAAGTAGTTTAGAATCTTCTGGGACCGAGTCGTTGATGGACTATCTGAGAATGTGGATGGCTCGTTCGGATCATCTTTTTCAAGAGCTAGATAATTTTGAAACTTCCGGTGAACTGGATTCGATTGTTCAAGACATGCGTTAAATTCGGCAAAACACTCCTGGAGAAATATCTTACCGTCGGTTGTCCTTGATTCGGCTGTAATACTTAGTTCTTTAGATATATTTAGAGCAAGGCGTTTCATAGAAATACTCGAACGCATAGATGTAGTCATTTTTTCGTTAATTTTCAGGTACAACTGGACGGAGCCAAGGAGACCGGTCCCAGCGGACAGGACGGCATTCAATATGCTCACGTACTTTTGAACCATGAAATCATTGAGGGCAATGGCACAAAGGGCATTGATCGATGATATGACGAGTATAGGAACGTTGAATCTATTGGAAAGCCATTTGTAATATTCATAATCTTTCATAAAGTATTTGTGATATGCATTACATTGACGTTCAAGAAGTTTGAGGAAATCCTCCTCCTTCGAGTCCCATAACATCTCTAAAATAACGCACTAAAAAAATTTAGAATCGGTCTCGACCTCTATAATATCCCTGATGCGAGTGGGAAGTTTATTGCGGATACCCTTATAAATCATTGCAAATACAGGGCCTGAATTGGTAATCTTAATTTTCTGAAGAATGTCCTGATCGGGTCGAATATCACACACGAGTTCAATGAGGTGGATTGCCGTCTCAGAATTGAGTTTTGAAATCGGCACATCCTTTAGGTTCAACTCGATGACCTCTTTGAGCCCGTGTTTCATAACATAATCGTCAAGCTGTTGAACCACAGGCTTGACCGAAAGCATGAACATCTCAGTCTGTGCAGGAGTTTTAGGCTGACGCTCTATGTATTTTGAACCTAGGAACTCGATGTGTAGGTAATTCCCCTGTGGGTAAAACACAAGTAGATCCGTCATTTATAATTGATACGTGTTATTTTTTTATATAGAAAATTAAGGCAATAAGTAGCAATGACAGGATAAAGTGGCCAAAGTGGTGGTCGGCCCATTTAAACATGTGTAAAAAGTTTGTCTGTTCAAATAATCTACTTGTATCGTTGTTAAACCCAATCTCGCTATGTAGCGTGTTCTTATAATTTAAGAGCGCCAAATGTTCTTTTACGAAAAAGGTGTTCAAGTTTAATTTAACAATCATGAATAGGTCTATTTGTGCACCCATATCATCTGGCTCGAGCAGGTGAAGTCTCCTGGCGCATGAATTTGATATCACATAAGCGGGCGTACCAAGGGTTTTACCACGTATAAGTTGTGAGTTATAGTCTTCAAGCGGGACTGTCATCCAACTATAGAAGTGAATAGTATCCCAATCTTCTTCTGGTTCATTCAATTCCTTAATTTTTCTTTTAAAATTATGAGCAAGCCTCATGTCGTCCTCGAGTATTAATGCATTCGTGTATCCCTTGTCCACAATGTCTTTCCATACATCTAAATGGCTCCGAGCACATCCATAAATACCATCGCGGCCTATAAGTTTTCCATCACATGCATCAACAAATTCAACATTTACTTTTTCCCTGGTAAACTCTTTTTCCATGTCATGCCTACGTTCAATTGATCGTTTCAAATTTATACAATATATATGATCAATTTTCATTGGTTTATATTTATAAAATAACATACTGGTTTTTACACAGTTATAATATTTATCATGAACGGTGGCAAAAACGCCTTTACAGCTTCTACGATGATCTTTACAAATGGATCTGCACCTGAAGCATTAAACTTAGTGAGTAATATATTAGATTTTGTATGGTTATATATGTTCCATATCAATCGAATCAAAGGGAGTGGTTTAATATTGGCGACGACTACATCTTTAAGATCCGTCGTACCCACTTGTTTTAAATTTTGGTCAATGCACATTTGTTGAATTTTATCAATTACAGGATACAGTTCCTGACAAAATTCGTCAGTTTCCTCAATTGAATCCGGTATGAGTTCTATAAGACGCCCTGTAAGTATCTTGATATAAAGGGTATCTCCTATAGTATCGAACAGCATCCAGTCAACCATTGGTAAATTCACTGAAATTAAGTTTCTCCAGAAAACGTATGTACGAAATAGTTCCTAATCTGTACCTGTCTGGATTCAGGGACCTCAGCGTGGATTCAAATTGGCTCATTGTAAACTGTTCCTATGATCTTCCTATGAAAGGTTTTGGGTTTAGAATTCCCATCAATGATGACCCAGCCGAGAACGACCGTATGTTCAAAGCGTTCAGCGAAGTTGTTCCATGGATTCACAAACACAGAGATCGTAAAATTGTTGTTCACTGTGCCGCCGGGCAGCAGCGGAGCGCCGCCGTCATTGCTGCATTTCTCATGTCCAGGGATCACGGTCTAACCGTTGATCAGATTATTGAGTTTATAAAATCAAAAAAACCTGATGCATTTTTAAATCATCAGACATTTCGACCGGCGCTCGATCGATGGGTCAGCAAATGATATTCTTGATATGAATCAATGATACATCTCGTGCGTGTAGGAGGTGTAGCATGGGTCGGTGCAGCATGCTTCATATTCGCATATTTAGTGTCAAGTCTATTGAACGCGATTACACCAGGTCTAAACAAAACAAAACCCAAGTGGAAAACATTCGTAGAGATTGCAATCCAGTTCGCAATAGTGGGAGCTATAGTCTATGCTTCCAGGTTGTTCATAAAGGCAATTCCTTACCCTTTTGACGGTGCGTCTGGATATATACACTCAGAACTTGGAGAACTCAGGTCTTTACCCTTAATGGTCTTCATATTCATGTTCTTTCAGACAAAGACCCAGGACAAAATGAGATGGATCTCAAATTAAAAATTTGTACAACGTAAATGAAGAAAACTATATGGGTTGTTGTGTTAGCTCTCATATGGAATATGCGGTCGACATCAGGGTACAGCCAGTTCATGCCATTTTATGATGGAACAGACAATGACCTATAAAAGTGAAATACAAATTTGCGTTTTTTCAAGAGGGGAGAGACCCCTTCAAAAAACGCTCCCAACAGGGTTTGAACCTGTGACATCCAGATACCCGCGAAAAACCAGAGTTTTTCTAACAGTCTGGCGTTCTACCGACTGAACTATAGGAGCACACCGAAAGGATGTTTCCATGCCGTTTTTTACGAGGTGGCTCCCCCTCGAGTCTGACTTGTGTGATTCGAACACACGACCAGCGGAGCTACAATCCGATGCGCTACCACTGCGCCAAAGTCAGGCGAAACGCTCAGCTTTTCGCCGCGCGAGCCTTTTAGGGACTTGCTCAGGTCCACTCCCCCCAGATCTTGCGATCTGGTCCTGGCGGGGGTCGAACCCGCGACTTCGGGCTCACTCTGAAAAGAGTCCATAGGACTCGAACATAAGACCCGCACTCTAACCAACTGAGTTACAGGACCTAGGACAACGTAAAAATTTTTCGAACATCAACAACATCTTGACGACACCCTGGACAGTTTGTGCTCCTCGTTCGGAGCCAGCAACGCTCACATATTGCATGATTACACGGTATCAATAGACAGTCAACACGAGATTCCATACATATAAAACAAGTAAAACGGGCGTACCTTTCAGCGTTCGTATCACATAGAACCTGCTTCATTGCCTCAACGCGACCAAGTGCCTCACCATACTCCTTCTTCAAATCTTCAACTCCCTCTAACTGCTCGAAATTCTCTATTAATTGTGCAACGTTCGACTTTAAGTCAGCCGATTTGATAACTTTTTTTACAATTTCAAGCAATTTTACATCTGTGGATTTGCTCGCAAGACGAGACTGGCACATGGTTGCATCTGCGCGGGCCCGTGCATAATGTGTTTTATACACGCCCAGTTCTCGTTCGAAATCTTTCCAATCTTTACTAAGCTCAGCTGGAATTGGCGATACGTGGGGAGCCGAAATTGAGCTTAACGCAAAATCACTCAAAGGTTCCAGGAACGAGTAGTTCATGTATACAGTAATAAAAATGTCCTTAAGTAGTAATGATACCTGCAAGTTTACTCCTCGTTTTGGGTCTAGGTCTGATACTATTTGGACTTCAGATATTTTTCATACCAGATCGTCGTAAAGTTCCTTCCGAGATGATCAAGGCAACTATTTTGGTGGTCGGAGGCCTGTACCTCGTTTTTTTCCTTTCCCAGCAGTTATCCAAGGGAAACACCTCGTCTGCGGGGTATCCACCTCCAGGGTACTAGTTATAAATTCGATAGCATCATCGAGATGACTTATTCCAGGGGCAGCACGTCCAATTTCTTCCCGTGTCATATTTAAATTCATAAGAGTCTTGAGAAATTGAAACACATTCTTATGTTCACCTGCAATTTTCACATTTCGATTAAACAAAATTGCACGAGTTTTGTCAAGAACTTCTGAAATGCTCATGTCCGGGTTCTCGGCCTGCACAGCTTTCACAAGATCACCACCTGAAAGATTATCCATTTATATACTATAGATGGCTACTGACCTTAATACGATATTCTTTTGGATGTTCGCGGCAATGTACGCAGCCCTTGGAATTTCCAGTTTTGTGGAATCCAAAAATTCTCAGGCCACAAAAGGACAGAGTTACTTTGCTCTCCTGTATATTGTTTTTGCCGTAGGACTTGTTATATATAAAATGATGGGACACTAAATTATTTTGTTTCGACTCCAGGATCACCGAAAGGACGATCTTGGGGCCGGAATACCCCGGAAAGAAACTACGTTCCGTTCCGCCCTGGGCTTTGCCCTTTTTTTACTTAATTTAATTGGAGAATGCGAGGCCCCCCATGCCAGACTGGATGCGCAGGATGTTGTAGTTCACTGCGAACATCTTCTGCAGAGGGGTCGTGTAGTTGGACTTTAGGTTCACTGCGACCTGTGCGTTATCAATGCGCGAGAAGTTGCACGTGCCGGTTGGCTGGTGCTCCTCGGGCTGCAGGGCGAAGGAGTACACGTAGATACCGACGTATGGCGTGCCCGTGTGGTAGACCAAGGGCACGTACTGGTTGAAATACTTGCCGATCTGCTCCTTGAAGCGGTCCTGGCCGTTGAGAATGACCTTGAATGTCTGCAGAGGGCCAACCTCCAAGCCACCGCTCTGGGCTAGGGGAGCCCATGAGTTGGATGAACCCTCCTCGAACCAGTAGACGCCACCGGCCGTGTTGGACAGCAGGGACTGACCGTTGAGCGCAACAATGTTAGCGCTCAGGCGAGGGGCACCAATTGCGTGGGGCATGGCGCCAATGCAAGTGAATGCGTTGGACGAGACAGACACCTGCACGTTCGCGCAAGACGTGGAGAAGTTCCACAGGCTGTTGTTGGCGCTGGCGGTCGTGTTGGCGTAGCACCAGATGAGCTCCTTCACTGGGTGGTTGAAGGACAGGCGGATGGTAGAGTTGACCGCTGAGATGGCATCACCGCCCGTGTGCTGGACCTGCTCGATCAGGTACTCGTGACCCTTCTGGGCGAAGCGGCGGCGCTCCTCCGTGTCCAGGTACACGTAGTTGGCCCAGACCTCGAGGGCGTTGGAACCGAAGTAGCTCGAGTAGTAGCTGGTCAGGTCGAAGTCGAGGCGGACCTCGTGGTACTGCAGGGCAATCAGGGGCAGGTACAGGCCTGGGTTGCGGTTGAAGAAGAACAGCAGGGGCAGGTACACATAGGTCTTATTGGTGGCGTTATCGGGCGGAACGGACGAAGACGTCAGCTTGCCATAGTTGATCTTGTCGGACTCGCCTAGGAAGACCTCGGCGTACAGACGGAACCAGGTCTGGTAGTGCTTGTCGATGCGCTGACCACCAATCGTCAGCTCAATATCGGCAATGGCACGCTCGGCGATCCAGCACGTATCGGGAGCGAGGGTGTTGGTAGACGTGGTAGCTAGAGTGCCGCTGGGGATTAGGGCGACATACATGTTACCGACCAGGTCACCGTTGCGAGCAATCGTCACGGAGACACGGCCGCCGTTGGTTGGCGTGCCGTTGACCGTCTGCTGAATGTTCTCCATCGCAAAGTTCGTGTGGCGCTTGTACACGGCCTGGAAAAAGGTCACCTTGGGCTGACCGGTAAGATAAACGTCCTGAGCGCCATAGGCTACGAGCTGCATAAGACCACCACCCATTTTGTACTATTAGCAGAGAAAAAAATCTAGTTAGAAAATGCGAGACCTCCGAGACCTGACTGGATTCGCAGAATGTTATAGTTGACTGCATACATGCGCTGAAGCAGGTTTGTTGGCATGCCCGTCTTGAGATACACAGCCGCCTGGGCAATGTCTATCCGGGAAAAGTTACATGTACCGCTCGGCTGAAGTTCTTCTGGTAGAATCGCAAATGAATAACTATATATACCAGGGTAAGGAGTTCCTGTATGGTACTTGTATGGCTGATACGCGTTAAAATATTTGCCCGGCTGTGGGACAAACCGATCAGTTCCGTTGAGAAGGAATTTGAACTGGTGAAGAGGACCGACCTCGTAGCCATAGGCAATGTTGGATGTTCCGTAGTTGGGCATACCTGGCTCAAGCCAGTAGACATTGCCTGTCATAACGTTGGACTGGACCGCCAGGTTAGATCCTAGAGTTACTGTACTTGTCTGGTAGACGTACAGATTCGATGTGCTCGTTAGGGTCGGTGGGACAAAAAGGACCGGAGCACCAATTAGGTTCGCCTGAAACATCGCACCTGCCTGTGCGATCTTATTTGTATCAATAGTCACATTTACGTTTGCTGTACCACTTGTAAAGTTCCACATAGCATTCCTGTTCGTAGGGTACGTTGGATTCATGTAGCACCAAATGATCTCCTTTACTGGGTGGTTGAACTGCATGCGGATAATTGAAGGAGCGTTCTCATTCGAGACACCGACTGGGTCAGGGGCCACGTACTGAACCTGTTCAATCAGGTACTCGTGCTTGAGCTTGGCGAACGAATCACGCTCCTTGGTATCTAGGTAAACATAATTGGCCCAGACCTCAATAGGATTCGTCCCGAAATAGTTCGAATACACTGAAGAAAACTGAAAATCGATACGGACCTCGTGATACTGGAGAGCTATGAGCGGAAGAAAAAGACCAGGAAACTTGTTGAAAAAGAACATGAGAGGAAGGTAGACCCTGCCAATTGACGTGTTTGTAGATGTCAGGTTGTTCTGGGCGAGCGCCAGAGACGTGAGGCGGCCATAGTTGCATTTCTTGGACTCGCCTAGGAAGACCTCGGCGTACAGACGGAACCATGTCTGGTAATGCTTATCGATAAGCTGGCCCCCAATGTAAAGACTTACTGAATCGAAAGCACGCTCGGCGACCCAGCACATATCATTAACCACATTGTTCGATGTCAGCTGAGCTGCAGAAGTGGTCGTTGGATACATGACGACAAACATGTCACCAACGAGATCTCCAGAACGAGAAAGGACGACCGACTGGAGTCCTCCATTCCCTCCAGCACCTGCTACATTCTGCTGGACGATCTCCATGGCGAAATTCGTGTGACGCTTGTATGTTGACTGAAAAAAGGTAACTGTAGGACTTCCTGTCAGGTAGACATCCTGAGCGCCATAAGCGACAAGTTGTAGCAATCCTCCGCCAGGCATTTAGTATTAGCTGCGAAAATATTCCACTCTTAATTTCTCGGGACATTTTACATGTCTCGTCGTGCCCAGCCACCACCCAAGCCAGTCGAAGAGGAAGAGATTGATCTAGAGGATGATGACGAGGAAATGGAGGAGTACCCTGACATGTTCGAGGCCCTAGGCAGCCTCCTGGCGACTGACGAAGGTGACACGGTCGCCACGGCGCTCGTGTCGACCAAGGATGCGACAGAGCGCATAGCCGCGAGCCTCGAGCTCCAGAATAAGATTCTTGTGAAAATTCTAAGCGCAATTAGCAAGACTCCAGTAGCCCCCCCTGTGGAGGAGTCGGCTTAAAAAAGACATAACCTAATAGAACATGGAGGTTCACACAATTGACAAGGAGGTAACGCCGGAACACATGGAGGCGATCCGAACTGCTAAACAAGCAAACGAAATTAACACGTGGACCGAACAAGATTGCGATGGGTACATTTGTAGTATGGAACGAGATTCCCTGTTTCATGCACGAGGAAATTCCCTTGCAGCTGCAAATTCATGGGCCTATGTCCTCTTTCCAGACAACCAGACACGTGATTCTGACAATTTTCCTATTAATTACAGTGAACGCGAAATTCGAAACAGCAAGGACCTGTTCATTAACAGAAACAGGAATATCCTGGCTCGAATTGAGTCGATGGGAATTGCCAAAAATTCAAGCAAGGACGTGAATGGTACCGAGTTTTCTCTCGAGTTCCGTGTTCGTCGTCTTATTGCTGATCGAAAAGAAATGTTTGCCCAATTTCAGTGCTGGGAGAAACGGTTCAACCGGATCAATAACCCAACATTTGCAATTGATGATAGTGACACGTCGCTAAAAGATGATGACACGACAAGTTCGTATCAGAAACTTCTTCTGTACATGCTATCAACTGCATATGATGAAGGGTACCGCCGATACAAGGGTCAGTGTTGTGTTCAGATCCGAAACACTCGTGCGTGGCGACCAGTCAAAGAGATTAAGAAATTTATCTATGACGTGACTCAGAAAGAGGATGAGCCCGAGCGTTGGAAACAACTTACGAGCCGTGGGAATCTTGTTGCAGATATTGAGCGCCACCTAAATAATTGTCACGACTTTCAGTTTCAAGAAATTCACAAGGACCGGCACGTATGGTCATTTCAAAACGGTCTTTTGGTCGGAAAAGACTGGGACGGGAGTCAGTATCGTATCAAGTTTTACCCGTACGATTCTCACGAGTTTCACGAACTTGATCCAACGGTCGTAAGCTGCAAGTACTTTGATTTGCCGTTTGATCCTCACGATGACAAGTCCGACTGGTACGATATTCCTACACCAAACATGCAGCTTGTGCTTGATTACCAAAGATTCGAGAAGGACGTCTGTCGGTGGATTTATGTCTTCATAGGGCGTCTGTGCTTTGACGTGAACGAGCTCGACGGCTGGCAGATTATTCCGTTTCTCAAGGGCATAGCGCAATCTGGAAAGTCTACACTCATCACGAAGGTCTGCCGCAAGTTTTACGAGTGTGAGGACGTATCGACTCTCTCAAATAACATCGAGCGAAAGTTTGGTCTCTCGAGTATTTACAAAGGATTCGTATTCATCAGTCCCGAGGTCAAGGGAGATCTTGCGCTCGAACAGGCGGAGTTTCAGTCGCTCGTTTCTGGCGAAGACGTGTCGATTGCGCGCAAGAACGAGTCGGCCGTAAGTCTTCAGTGGAAGACCCCGGGTATTCTTGGTGGAAACGAGGTTCCAAACTGGAAGGACAATTCGGGATCTATCCTGCGCCGACTTGCAACCGTTAATTTTGGCCGCCAGATTGCACCAGAGGTCTCAGACCCGCACCTAGAGCACAAACTCGAGAAGGAGTTGCCCTCTATTATGTGCAAGTGTATTCGGGCCTATCTCGACTATGCTCACAAGTATGCCGACAAGGACATTTGGAACGTTCTTCCTTCATATTTCAAAAAGATCCAGACCCAGATTGCGACAGTCACCAACTCGCTCCAGCACTTTCTGTGTTCCGAGAAAATCAGAATCGGAAAGGACTTGTTCATTCCTCAGCGCACTTTTGTTACTCACTTCAATACACATTGCCGTGAGAACAACCTAGGGACGGTGCGTTTCAACCAGGACTTTTACGCGGGTCCGTTCAGCTCGCGTGAGATCGAGGTCCGGACCGAGTCTCGAGAGTACAACGGAACTTTGTACACGGCCCAGCCTTTCATATTTGGACTCGATATTCCATTCACAGATTAAAATATATAAAAATAGTAGATGTCGTTGAGTCGTTCGGCAGCGGCTCGGAAAATTCAGGCAATCTTCCGAAGAAAAAGAAATTCTTCGGAAAATACCGGACTCGGATTTAAAATTTCAAAACCAGTTATCATATCAACTATATCGACGCGTAAGATACCAATTGATTTGGAGAAAATCTTTGAAGCAGTCCCTATAGGATTTACAGAGGTCGCGGGCTATCTGACTCTACGTTCGAAACCTCGAATTCGTTACATAAAAGGTAGAGGGTGGTTAGGTGATGGTGCAAAATTCGTAAAGTACGTTACAGCGAAGCACGGTAAGACGACCGTTATACTTCAACATCAGCAGCTCCAAATAAATGGACCGGGTTATTATGAAGAAATATACAGGCTCTGTATAAAGAACAAATGGGTCATCCCAATGATTATGCATATGAAACCAGCTATTACAAATATTAATTGTAAATTTAAAGTGAACAAGTCGATAGATCTTCTTGTATTTCGCAATTACATAGTACACAATATTCCGAGTAGCATTATTAAAGAAACCCCTAAACAAATTGTTGTCAATTCCAGGGTTCCCGCCCTGACCGTGAAGTTTGCCAAACCAAGTGTTACATTTCAGTTCTTTTCAAATGGGACAATTTTGTTTTCTGGAATTAAGCAAATTGAAAATATAGATGTGCCACCAGAACTTTTCAAACAGTTTTTCACCAAGTACGATTTTCATGTCGATGATGTTTTTGGATCCGTCGGAGCAACACGTGCTCAAAACAAGAACCCACTCGCGGGAACATGGAACAAGCTTATGAAACCTGTACCACAAGGCTGGTACATTCGTCCCGGTCCGAACGGTCAGCCACGCCTTTATCCATACGAGTACTATCGTAAACTTGAGAGTGGACCGAACATTCTAAATGCTACTGTGCAGCTCGGTCCAATCGCTCCCAAAGTCCGCAAGGCATTTAAGAATGCAGGCAGGCCTATACCTCAATCGACGCTGAATGTATTCAGAAATGCAGGGTACCCTCTCAATACGCCATCTATTAATACTAAGGAATACACAGGACCTGCAGCTCGACGTGCAAAGAAATGGGACGCGACCCGCAATGGATACTACATCAAACCTGGACCAGGTCAGCAGCCTTACTGGTACGCAATTCCAAAGGGTCTTGCGAGCGGTCGAAAGACGGTCATCGCCGCATATACAAAGGCGGGTCGCAATATTCCAAAAGCAGTTCGTGATATTTTCAAAATTCAGAGTAATGTTAAAATAAATAATACACGAAAGTCACATGAATTCACTCGGGGATCGAATGGAATATTGCGGATTAACGGAAAGCAGGCAACGCGCCTGACCAAGAAGGAACTCGTGGCCATTGCACGCAATGTAAATATCGCTGAAGTAAATAATAAGATGAAGCCCGCAAATATCATAGCACACATCACGCGCAAGACGGCACCTTCTGGTCTAGGAAACTACAATGTTACGATAGGTCCTACCAAGTACAAGTTCCTCCTCAATGCCCGGGTCCGCCGTGTGAAAGCCGGAAAGGCCGCGACGACCCGAAGCTGGGCGACTATGAAAGCTCCCGAGCGCAATGCTATTATAAACAAGTACATAAAGCCCGGTAACCGTTCAAATTTTATTAAAAAGTCACTTGTAGCTCAGTACGCAATAATATACAATAAATCACAGGGCCCGAGCTCGGCAACGTCTTCCATATCATCTACCGGGTCGTCACTTGCTCGTCAATTTAACAATGTATTCGTGAATAATAAGAACTTTTAGGTGCATTTAAGTATATCAAAAATCTTGTACAAAATATTGAAAAGTTCATTCTCTGATGCGACATCACCGGGCCTGATAATCTCGAGCTCAATCTGGTAGGTCGTATCGTCATCTGAATCTTTATCATCGGGGGTGCCCTTAATTATCGTCATGTCAATCGAAAGATTCTTTCGAACAAAAGACCAACGTTCCTTGTCCTTTTGTTCAGAGCTCACCTCTTCGCCATCATATTCCCATGGTTCCTCTGTAGAGATTCCGAGGCGCACATCAAACTTGGAGCCGTCAATCTTAAAATCGTTTGTACAGACACGGGACTTTGTACAACCGTCCTGTTCGTCAGACTCTTCATCGACTGTAAGCCGCCGAGATCCTTCAAAGTAATACACGGTAGCCTTTGAATGACGACTCGACTCCCATCCAGAGTAATTCATAAGAGCCTGAAAGACAGTATCAAAGGTGTCCTTTCCTACATTGGTGTCGAATGATGTCTTATTTCGTCTACCAAGTCGAATCTCAACCTCCACATTTGGAAGGTTCTTGTATTTTTGGATGAGAGGATCCCACTCAGCAAACAAATTGCGACTTTGGGGGTGCATCTTTCTGATAGAAAGAAAACGCTCCATCTCTCTAAGAGATGAGAGGACTCGTGAATCTGGGAAATACATGCTATTTTTCGACGGCCGTGCAATGTCTTGCACACGTCCCGCCCCTCTCAAAATACTTTTTTGATAATTCGTATAATGGAAATTGTGAAATTACATTGGAATACAGAAAGGTCGTAATGGACCTATTCAGGATCCACCAGTCTGACCCTGTGAATCCGACCAAGCTCCTAGATGCATTTCGTTCCAAATTCCCAGAGTTTGCTCATGGTCAGCACGATGCACAAGAGGTGGTCATAATTTTGCTAGACGTATTTGAGAAATCTCTAGGAAAGGAATTGATTGAAGGAATATTCAATGGACAAGAGACACAAGAAATCGCGTGGTCAGTGGGGAAAACCAGCCACGTGAATCCATTCACGGTTCTCTTAATAGATGTAGAAACAGAAACGAGCCTCGAAGATCTTGTGAACAAGCGTGAAGAACCACGGGTCCTTGAAAATTATACGGACGAATCTGGAAAGACACACAACGTCGCGGCGCTTCGTACATGTGTTACTCGGTGGCCAAAAGTTCTAGGCATTTCCTTTTCAATGTACATGAATAAATTTGCAATCCACATTCCATTAGAATTTCAAGGACTCAGGCTCTTCTCATGTATAATACATAACGGTATACAGCAAGGCGGTCATTATGCACTTCTCGTACGTCGATATGATTCTTGGTACATAAAGGACGACGAAAGTGTTCGGGAAGTTCCCGAACCAAAAGACCTCAAAGGAGCTTTCTACATGGCATGGTACCGGTAAAACTCTTTCAACTCGATAGATTCGCGAATATTTATAATAGTCCGGAAATAGGTACGTCGGTTATTTGCGTATGTCTTATCCGTCCTAATCTTTTCTACAAACCACCCAGTTGACCCGTAACCGCATTCCACTATAGACCCATCTGGTACATTGGATTTGTGATGAAGCTCAGCTTCAAGAAACGGAATTCCCCTTTCTTGAACATACAAATTCTTTCCTCCCATGATTGCAAAATCTATAGTAATTCTTTCACGTGGCTTCCATTTGAACATAGTCTCGTGGGTCCCTGTTCGAACAGGCTCATTTATAGGGGTAAATACGAGACCATCCGTTTCGTACTCAAAATCACTAGGCATGTCCTTGATTGAGGCGAGAGGCCACATAGTCTTGACACGGATCTCAAATTCTGATCCCGCAGTTTTGATAATTCCTTTTACAAGTTTACGTGCAGAATCGAGACGAACATTCAATGGCTCGTTCATCAAGTTTGTACCTTTTATGAGTACTGCATCGTGTACAATGAAGAGTCGCTTTTTGTCCTTGGTCGTCACGAGCTCTCCGTCGAGTATCGTGTCTTTAGGAATGCGTATTTTGACTGGAGTTGTTGTGAAAGAACGGTCTACAATGAATGTACCACCTGCAAAACTTATGAGCAGGTGGCGAATTCCGTCCGTCTTTTCACATACAAAGTAGGGTTGTCGATCGAGAAGGGCAAAATGTCTCCGCTCGATCGAAACAGGTTGGGGCCCAGGAAACCTCTGAAAATTTCCATTGGCCCCCCATGAATTTATGATAAATTCCTCCATTTTGACTTATCTTAATTGCGAATAAAAACTCTAAGTACATATTATATGGATAGGTCGAAGATTGCATTTGTGATAATGGGCGTATTGGTAGCATGTATCTGTTCATCTTCGTGTTGTATTTATATTGTAAGTAAAACTGCAAAGACTACATACTCGTGTCCCGAAGGACAGGAACTCACGGCAGACTCTTTAGCTTGTATCATTACGGGAGGTACTTCGTGCTCTGCAACTTGTAGGACACCATGTCAGGCTGGCTGGATATCATCGTCTTCAAATGGAGTGACAACATGTACCAACCCGTCTTCGGGTTCCGCATCCTAGGGCTCGAGTGAAACCCCGGAAGATTCGAGAATATTTCCAAAGCACTCATGAACATAGTGACACACGACATTGGCATTTGTCGCCGCACCAATCTTGACGCCAATTGTCCGGAGACAGTCAAACATTACCTGGTTATCTGAAAGAGGAAGATTGATTGCCGTCTTTCCACCCCGTAGCTTCTTGTCAATGGGTTTAGCATCCATAGCCCACACGCGCGCAGATGTGTTTGTACATTCATATAGACCGTCCGAAATCTTCTTTCCAACTTCAGTATCAAATGTAAGACCACGCTGAGAAGCCGGCTCACTCGTACCGTTCAGGGTCTTTTTAGAGAACATCTGCCAGTCGATTCCCTCCTTGACTGA